TTAGATTCAATTTGTATCTCTAGCGATAGCAACCTTCGTGTTCGCAAGTGCTGGTGTGCAGATTGCAAAGTAGTTCGCAAGGAAACAAAAGCAAACGCATATAAAATTACTGTTGTGGAGGCAAAATAATGACCTATACAGTTGTTTGTAACTGGGGATGGTATGACCACGATGATTGCCGCAACGCATACAGTGTTCATAATAGTGATTGCAAAATTACAAAAAGAATCAGTTCAAATGTTCAAGGAATTTGGGATGATAAATTTGTAACAATTGAAAATGCAATTGAAGGTTGCATTGATGATGCAGAAGGCCGTTTTACAGAAACACTTGCAAAATTTGGTTTCTGGCAAATGGTTAAAGTTTGTAAATGTGCTGGTGGAGCAACAGCAAAGAAAAATGCAAAACAAATTGTAAAGGTAGGTGCCAACTAATGAAACCATTGATAAATTTAAAATGGAAATGTGATATTTGCGATAAGCAAGGCGCAAGAGAATATTTTGGCCGAGGAGTTGCTTGCGAAATTTGTGCTTCTGAATATGAAAAAAGATGGTACTCAATTTATGGAAAACAGGAGGCCAACTAATGCAACGCTCTAAAAACTACTATCAAGTTCGCAAGGTAGCCAGGATAAGTTTCTGGCTACTAATGCTGGCCACGATTTATTTCTTGGCAACTCACATTAATTACACTGGCGACGGCTACTGCTTCGGATCGATGGATAAGTGCTATCTTGGAGAGGGTAAGTAAAATGATTTGTGAATGCGGTTCTAAATTATCTGCAAAGGCTATAACTTGCTCTAACTGTGATGAAATGTTTAATGAGGAGTTAGAAGCCTATATTGAAGCAATTGAAATTAAGGAGGCAAACTAATGAATAGTTGCATGATGTGTGAAAAACCTAGCAGCAACTTAGTTCGCCGCTGGTATCAATATGACAATGGCGAACAGTTCCAATGCCTAGTTTGCCCAAAGTGCGATGTTTTGCATTCCAATATGATGATGAAAGGGAGGTGAAATGATGGGCGCAATGAAAGCATTATTTACAGAAATGCAGATGGATATGTTGGCATCAGCCGAGGTTCTAGTTGCTGCTAGCAATAGCAGCGATCCTGATGAAATGAGCAGGGCTATCTATCTAAGTATGAAAGTTTTAAATCCGCATCTAAAAACACTATTAGGAGAATAATGGCTACGAAACCGCAAAGATCAGTAAGAATTGCAGATGCAATTTGGAACAAAGTAAGAATCAAGGCAGCAGCGGAGGGCAAAACCGCCTCTGAGGTAATCAATGATTATTTGAAAGATTACATCAAGTGAGAATCCTTTGGATGGTATTAACGGCGCTAGTGGCGATTGGCAAGGGCAGGCGAGTGCTGCCCTGGGCGATCCTAGGCTTTATGGGAGGTTGGGTGGCCTTGGGCATAGTTTGCCTCAGCCGCCAGCGCCCGCTGCGGCCAGTACCCCCTTGGATGCTGAATTTGGGCTATAAGAGCCAGGCTAAGCGGGCGGTTGCTGGGATCGACACGCCGAAGGATATTTTGGGATAGGTACTTGACTAGATAGACAAATGTCTATACATTTATCTTATTGGGATACACCAGGTAGCCCACAAAAGGAAGGCAAGAAAATGACAAACAAAGTAACAGCAGATCAGAAGTTAGCATTTGTAAATAAAATAATTGGTTCAGATGTTTTTAATTCATCTGATGTTGCAGCAGTTGCAATACTTCAACAATTAATTGATAGTGCTAAAAAAGAAATTGCTACTCAAAATGTTGAGAAGTTAGATAAGCAATTACGCCAAGAGGGAAAAACAATTGCTAACAAAACTAAAATAGTAAAGATGGCAATTGCTCAATTAAACTTTGATTCAGATACAGTTTTTGGCGCTTATGCTAGAGAGTTGGGAGTGAAACTATAATGATTATTGGTGAAATTAAAGATAGCGGTGGCACCCCAGTTGCTTTGCAAACTTGCGGTGATGAATGGTGTAGTGATGTTAAATCAAGTAAGAAAAATCCAACTCTTACCAGATTAGGTTTTTGTTCTTGGTGTTGGATTACAATTAAAAATGAAACAAATAACTAGATGCTTGATAATCTGGTTTTTGTCGATACACTTATAGCATTGAGGAAACTCCTCAATAGAAAAGGAAGGTAACAAATGAAAGCGATATACATAACAAAGGATGGACAAATTGGCGATGCTGAAGGTTTACTTATTGTAAAAAATCTTTCAGATAACCGAGTAGAAATACTTAAGGAATCATCAATAGATTTAAAGCAAAGATTGGCTTTAGATTTTGTTGATGAGGCAAATGATGTAACTTATTTCGATGGCAAGATTTGGAAATCAACCGCAATAAGTAATAAAGATAAAGCGTGGGATTGGTTATCAAATGATTACACTGAAGTTTGGAATAAGGAAGCGCATCTTTACGATATTTACAGAAATGGAATTTTAGTTGATGATGCAACAACTAGAGTTCAAAGAAGTGTAGATGCTTTAATAAATAATTAAACAGAAAAAAATCCCTACCTCTGCCGACGGCTGGCGAGGTAGGGATTTTTTATTGGGCTAGCGCTTGCGCTATACCCTGCTCCAAAGAAATCTTTGGCTCATAAATCATATTCATAAATCTTGGATTACCAACACGATACTCAACGCCAACTGGCGCAGTTATATCAGTTTGGATTGGTGCTAAATATCCAGCAGATAACATCATCATTTCTGCTAAATCAATAAAAGAGGTTGCCCTACCAGAGCAGATATTCATAACTTCAACGCCATTAAGAATGGCTGCAAAAGTTGCTTGAACTACATCGTCAATATGTACAAAATCTCTTACCTGCTGACCTGATCCCCATATTTTAAATGGTGATGCTTTCGCCTTAGCCCTGGCAATAAATGATGGGAATGGATAATCTAAAGATTGATCAGCGCCATATCCTGAAAATGGGCGAAGGATACTTACCTTCAAGCCTTCATCTCTGGCGTACTGCGCCAGCATCTCGCCAGTTAATTTACTCCAACCATAAGTTTGATCTGGAGTTCTAATGTGTTCTAAATTTATATCTTGCTCAGATAACTTTGCTTTAAATCTTGCTCGCTGCAACATAATTGGATAAGCAGCAGAGGATGAGAAATAAACTATTCGCCCAGGGCGAGTTCTAAGCGCCCATTGGAAAAGGTCAGAATCAATTGCCAGGTCAGTGGCAACTGCCAAAGGATTACCTTCAATGGTGGCTCTGCCACCGACAACGGCGGCCAAGTGGATTACAACATCAAAGTAAGTGTTATCGGCTGCAAAGAATTTGCGAGCATCGATGCCTGATTTAATATCAAAGCCAACTACTTCATTATTCTTTGTGTCTAGCGCTCTATGAAAGGCTCTACCTACAAAACCTTCATCGCCTGTAATTAAGATTTTCATTATTGCCACAAATTGTAAATATTAGGTCTAATACCGCCAACTAAATCTGATTCATAACGGCCCTGCCCTATTAAACCAGGTTCAATAACATATCTATTTAAATTACCGCTCATGGCATTTAATTCTAAATCAGCAAAATTCTTACCTTTAAATCCATTCAATAATACAGGTAAGCAACTCATTTTTATTGCGGTTGCATGGCCACCATAAGATGAATCTATTTTTTGTATTTTATCTGTAATTGGTGTCGCTGAAATCAAATGATCGCCAAAACTGACCGTATCCCAATCATCGGGGATTTGTGGCCAAACTTCATCTAATTTGGTTTCAAAATCATTTACAAATTCACAATCATCATCTAACAATAATATTTGTTTATATTCTTTCCATTGTGCATATAACAATCTATTTACACCATTCATCACATTACAAAAAATAGGTGTCATATCAGTACCACGATCATCAATCGCTGGCCATCTTTTCCAAGTTACCTGTAAAGAATCTAATTGATGTGTTATCGCCGCTAATCGGTCAGGTCGTCTATCTAAATTCACAACAATAATTGCATCAAACAAATCATTTAATTTCATTTTAATTTACCCAATAGCGTTTGGTATTGATCGCTGGTAATGTAATTATCATAGGCAACTTTATCGGCTGAATAAACTTCAGGAGCGTTTACCCTGGCGTAATTTTCATCCATCGGTGCCTTACCATTAAAGGCGTGGCAATGCTCAATGATTACATCAGGTAGGTATTTGATCTTGCCTAAATCCTGACCAAGTTTTAGCCAGAAGTTATCTAAGTATAAATGGCGCTGAGTATCAGGAACCATTCCTCGCAAGGCTTCTACAATCTCACCTGACATCGCAACCGCAGTTGGTAGGGCTGAGCCTTGGAATAGATCGTTGCCATAAACAATATCTGAGCCTGTATAAAGTTCCTCAACAAACTTCTCATCCCAGTTAGCAGTTCTTGGGCGGTGATCATCACCCATAAATGCAAAGTTATCAAACTCGCCTATAAATTGGCGGGCGATGTAATTTAGTGGATAAGCCATCCCACCAGTTTCATTATGAATCATAATTACAGATTCAACTGGCAGTTTCCAGGAGTACTGGCTTCGAGTTTCATCATTAAAATCTACAATATAAAATCTTACAGCCTTTGTATTTGTATCTACAAAAGCCTGTTCTAAAGCAACGGCATTATCAGGCCGCCCCCTAGTTGGAATAAGAACTATTAAATCACTATCCACCATTTGCTAACTCCCCCGCAATCGCAAAATAAGCAGCGCCATCAATGTAATTATCTGCCTTATAGGTTTCCATTGATCTTGCTACTTTGATCAGTGCGCAAATCATAGCGCCTTGCTCTGGTGTTATCTCGCAATCCAGATAAGCAGATAGAAGCCTGCTGATACGATTAAAGTTAATAGCAGGCGTTCCATAATCATCTTGCCTGTCGGCGTAAGTGAGCGCTTTAGCCTCATCTAAAATTTTCCCCCGATTCATTTATTTACTTAGAACCTAGGCCGTATTCTTGCTCTGTCTTATCTGCCCACTTTGCAAGAGGGGCTGCAATTCCGCCGATCAAGATTGCATATTGAGGAGCAAGATCAGCAGCGAGTGCAATTCCCATTGTTACCGCTGATGCTAGTACTGCTCTTGCATAAGATTTAAAAGCAGCAATTGTTTTAGGGTCTTTTAATTTAGCAACTAATTTATTCATATTCATCCTTTAAGGGCGAACTACGCCCATTATCAGGGAGTAGGAGCGTTTCCTAAGATACACACCATCTCCATTTGATTGGCTTCCTACATTACCACTTGAGGTATTACCTTCGATAACTTGCAGGTATTTTAGCGCAGTGTTGTTCCACTTTACGATTCCGACATGATCAGGTTGGGCATCATCATCAAATTGAAAAAATACAATATCTCCAGCCTGAGCCTGACCTATTGGAATTACTTTGTTTTTCTTAGCAAACCATTTAAGGCCCGCATCGCAAGAGGCAAACCCCTTCTTGCTTTGTGCTGCAATATTAGATATTAAACCAGCCTCATTAAAACACCAGGAAACAAAGGTAGCGCACCAAGGTTGGTTATTTGCGCCATACCATTTACCAAAGATTGTTTCATTATTAGAAACTTCTTTATAGCCAATTTGTGCTTTGGCTATCGCAACTACTTTACTCATAACACCCCTTTTATTTTTTAACTAATAATCTGTAAATTTCATCTATCCTGGCTTCTAGCCGATCAACTTGGCAGGTTATACTATCAATGCGATCCCGAACCGAGTTTCCACCATTGGGTTTAAGTTCGGAAAGATAACTCTTAACTAAAAATCTTACACCTGCAACTAAAAATCCAGTTAAGGTTCCAACCGCAACAGCGATTGAAGCCCATTCGTTAGCGGTCATTTGGTAACTACTAACACTTGCATCGTTCCAGTACCTGATCCTGAAATAGCATAAATAGGAGATTCGTGGTTGTTAATGGTTATTTTATCTCCATTATCCATTTGATAACCAGTGCTTGAAGTTACATTTGATCCACCAAGATACATCGTATGCTTTGCGTGAAGGTAAACTCCCTCAGCAACACCATCTCCTGCAACTAATAAAGTTGGGCTAGTGGTAACTGTTACTTGGGCTGAACTGATTGGCATTACTCTCCTTAGATAAGCCCCGAATCCTCAATAGCATCGACGGCATCATCGATGCTTTTTGTTACATCTGGAAAATCAAATAGCAGCATAACTTACAACAGATTCACTAATGATCGAGTTCTACCGCTGGCGAGTTGCGTATAAACCTGAGTGGTTGCAACTGATGAGTGCCTCATCAAATCTCTTACTGCTAGCAGATCGCCGTTTGATCGCTCTAGCATATTGGTTGCAAAATAATGGCGGCAGGCGTGAAAGGTTTTCTTTGGAATTCCAAGCCGCTTCATTTCCAAGGAACATAATTTGGTTAATCGGTTAGGAGTAACTGACCAAATTTTGCCTGGTGTTTCGTGCTTTAAAATTGTTTGAGCAACAATATCGGCTACTGGTACAGATAAATCAGTTCCACCTTTGCCAGCAACTCTGAGAATATGCCCATCATCTACTTTTTCTAAATCTACTCCACGAAGGTTGGCAACCTCCATAGCCCGCAATCCTGCTTTGCAGCCGATTATGAACCAATCTCGCATTGGCAGTTCTGCCTTAGTCATAATTAATTCGGCTTCGCCTGGCGTTAGCGGGTGAGGTAACCCACGCTTCTTGCGAACGGCTGGCAAATCAAGATCAGCCTGATTAGTAATTAAACCCATTTTGCGCAGGGCCTTAAAGATACTGCGAACTCTTGCGGCGTAGGTACCTTTTGTAGAGGCTGCCTTAACGCTCATTATTAGCCTTTGTAAATCCTCAGTAGTTGCCGCCTGGGGATGAACATTTAAGCGTAATAATAAATTAAAATCATTATTGAACATAGCCATTGAATAACCTTGGGTTTCATATCTATCCCGCAGTTTTTCTTTGATGATCTCCAATGGTATGTGTTCCATATTTAGAACAATCTCAGAGGATTGTGCTTTCAACCCAACTTAGGCTAA